ATCATCTATTATATCATAATAATGTATTCCAATTATCCAAATTTTAATTTTTTTTTTCTTCTTCGTGCCATTTAATAATAGGCTGGTAATAATCATTTTTAAACGACGCAATCAATTCAATATTACCTGTTTCAGGATCTATATTATGCTTATCGACCCAATCAAAACATTCTTGATCACTACCTGCTAATCCTTCTGGTGATCTTTTTGCTGATACATGATATGTATTCATTCCCCAACGATATATCATAGTATATCTTTTTAAGTCTTTTTCGATAAACTTTGCACTAAAAGTAATTGCTTCATCTTCTCCGCCTGGAATAGTATCAGGAATAATAAGGCTATCTGTATAATTTTTAGAATAAATATTTCCATTATTTATATTTCCACCAAGACCAGTAAACATATTATGTAAAAATGAATAGTGTTTTGCTGATCTATAAACTTGATATCCAGGATTTTCTTTAATATAAGTTTTCATTGTGCTTAATGCCCAAGGAACTAACAGATCATCATCATCTAATCTATAAATATAATCATATTTACATTGTGTAAATCCATATTCTAATTTTTTACCAATACTAGAAAATCTCGTATCACAATTTATAATTCTAATATTTTTATGATTACATGTATATTTAACGTTTGGTGAATCATTAATAATTACCATCTCACTATCATCATCTAAATCTTGATCTAAATATGATTGAATAGCTTCTTGAAGAATTTCGTGTCTTCGATAAGTTAAAGTTAGTACAGAAAATTTAATTTTATTAATATCAATAATATCAATAAGATTGTTATTTTCTATAATAAAATTTTGACCTTCTTGAACTATTTCATCATATAATATGTCATTATTTTCATATTTAATATTTAAAAATTTAGGCACTCCTACTTGTGGATCTTTCCCAAATAAATTATTTGAGATGTTGATAGATATATGACTATTATTAATTATATTCTTAGATATATCATCTGTTACATCTATAAATTCAGTATTACCATAAGTTGCATTTATAATTTTTAACATTTTTTTTTATTAATATATATAAAAATCTTTTGATATAAAATAAACATTTTACTATTTTTTTATTATATTAAATAAAAAATATAAGAATGATATCAGTACTTACACTAACTTATCAAAGACATGAAATTTTAGAAGAAGCAATTCAATCATATCTAAATCAAGATTTTCAAGAAGAATCTGAAATGGTTATAATTAATGATTCACCTGAAGTTGAATATGTTTATGATCACCCAAAAATTAAAATTATTAATTGCAAAGAAAGATTTAAATCAATATCTGAAAAATTTGAATTTGGATATAAGCAATGTAAATATGAATATGTTTATAGATTAGATGACGACGACTTGCTAACCTATTGGGGTTTATCATTAGTTAAAAAGATTATTGAAGAAAACCCAGGTAATGAAGTTTATAAAGCAAAGAATCATTATGTTTTTCTCGATAATAATTTTTTATCTATTAATGAAAATGTTAATACTGGTATTGTTTATACAAAAACATTTTTAAATCGTATAGATTTTCCTAATAAAACTCATGGAGCTGGATATGAAGACTATAATATAATTTATGGGAATAATACAAAAATTCATATTGGTGAAGATACTGGTAAATATACTATGATATATAGATCAGGTAATATAAATTCTACTAATACGTATCATATAGGTGGAATGGGCTATCTTGATAATAAAGAAATTATGGATTGGACAGATAGATTAATAAAAAAAGAAACAGGAATTATAACATTGAATCCATCTTTCTTGAATGATTATTATTCTAAATTACCTAAATTTAATAAAAAAATAAAATTTATTATTCCATTACCAGATGTTGCATATTATTTATGGCAAGTATTAGTTCAAATAAATAATTTTAGAAAACTTGGATATGAAGTTGAAGCACATTATCCTGTTTGTGTGTTTAATAATAAACAAACTGACATTTTAACTGAACTTATAAAATCAGACAATATTAAATCTAAATTTCATCCGTATAAAGATAGTAGAACAGATACTGTATATACTGCTAGTATCAAACCTTGGTTAATGGGTCAATATTTTAAGGAATTTCCTGAAGAAAAAGAAAATATTTATATTTATCTTGATCCTGATGTAATATTTTTAAAACCAATTGATTGGCGACCATTTATTAATGATGATATTTGGTACGAAAGTGATACTTGTAGTTATTTAGATTCTGGTTATATTAAAAGTAAAAATCCTCAACTTTTTATTGAAATGTGTGATATAGTTGGTCTAACACCTGAACTTGTTATTCAAAATGATAAAAATTGTGGAGGTGCTCAATATATAACAAAAAATAATACGTTTGAATATTGGGATGAAGTACAGAGATTATCACATCCTTTGTATAGACATATGAGAGATACTGCTGAAAAATATAAAACACCAGAACAAATTTATCCTATACAGGCATGGACATCTGAAATGTGGACAACAAATTGGGTATTATGGAAAAATGGTGGTGAATCAAAATGTGTTCCTGAATTAGAATTTCACTGGGCGAATCATAACATGAGAGATTTAAAACATTCGATATATCATAATGCAGGTATTACAGAAGATGATGGACAACATTTTTCAAAAATTGCATATCAAAAATCGCCATTTAAAAAAGAAATAAAAGGTAGTCAAGAGAGTCTTTCGTATAAATATATAGAGGAAATTAGAGATACAGAAAATAATTTTCCAGAATTATTAGATATATTTGATAAATAAAAAAAGGAGTTTAACTCCTTTTTTTATTTATATAATAATTGTATAAGTTCTTCTGTTAAAAATGTTATCATTTTCTTACCTGGTTTAGCATCAACATCAGGTATATTCTTTATAACTGAAAATTTATCATTACCTTCAATTATAAGATTTTGAATTTGTTCTGTTAATATTGGATCTTTTTTATGATATTCTTTCATTTGTTCAACAAATAATTTTAAATTAACTCCCATTTTGTTGTTGTACTTAATGCATTGTAATTCATTCTCATCCTTTTCAATAAGTATATACCATAATTTCTTTTTTGACACTTTAATATTTTCTAAAAAATTATAAGCATTTTTCGCTTTAATATTTTTTGGCATTTTAGCAACCTTACCAAAGAAATTTACTTTTTTATCTTCCATTTAAAAACATTTGATTTTATGTTATATATAAACTATTTAAGGTTTATTTTATTATATAATAATAACTCTTTTTATCAGGTAAAAATTTACTAACATCTATAATTAAATCGAAATTATTAAAAGAATCTTCAATAGATTTTTTGTAAAAAATGAATTTTTTTATGTTATCTGTTTCGCTTATCATATAAATACAATCTTTTATTCTATCACTCATTTTTAATAAAATATAAGATAATGAATTAAATATATTTATTATATCACCTTTATTAGTAGGTTCTTCTACAATATTTTGTAATTCTAAAAATTTTTTTTCTATTTCTTCTGATGATAAGTTTTTAGTTATATTATCAAAAGTATTATATTGCTTTTTAGTTGTGAAAAAAATATTATATATAACCTGATTTTTAAAAGATGAATTATTTTCAATTAAATACTCAAGAATTAAAATATAATCAGTATCATTTATATTAAAAAAACAATATATATCATCTTTATCTTTAAATCGTTTAGATGGAAAATAATTGAATCCAAAATTAATATAGTTCGGATGAAATTTTATCTCATTAATAATTAACATAAATTTTTCATATGTTAGTAAATTAGCACTATACTTTTTTTTAGGATTATGTTTCATCAAATCACCAAAATATTCTAATATTTCATCTGTTGATTTTTTTTCTTTTATCATCTGACGATATTTATCATTAACATCTTTAGTCCATTTATCATTAAATTCCATATATTATATATTACAGATTAGAGGTCTCTTTTTTCTAAAAATCGAGTTGAGAATTTAACTTATCTAAAATATTTTCATTATACTTTATTCTTATGAGTTTTATATTATTATTTTTACAAAAATCTGTTTTGATCTGGTCTCTTTTTTTCTGTTTCTCTAGTGCTAATTGACCACCAAAATGCTCGATAGATTCAAAATGCTGAATTCCATCATATTCAATACAAATATTGTAGATTAGTAAATAAAAATCAAAAGGTAAAGGTGTTTTATCTTTACATTTATTAAATCTTTTGTTTTGTGTGAATTTAATATTATTGGAAATTAAAAAATTACGAACCTCTTTTTCACCTTTAGAATCACAACAAGATGGGCAGCCAATTCCTGTTATATGGTGTGATGATTTTTGTTCAAAAATACCATGTTCTTTACATATAATTTTGATTTTAGTTTTAGAATTTTTATAATTTGCTAATGAATAATCATATTTAAAATTATGAATTTCATTTGATTGTATTATAAATTCTTCTGTTGTTTTTCTCTTACTTCCACCACAAATATGACAACCAGAGCCATTTAAATGTTGTGATGGTGATTGTTCAAATTTTCCGTGTTTTTTGCATATAATTTTAACTTTATCTCTACATTTTTCAAATTCAACTAAACAATAATCATATCTGAAATTATGTATTTTATTAAAATCTATTATTAAATCTTCTATTTCCCTATTTTTACCTAAACATTTAGGACAACCTTGACCTTGTATATGATTGCCTGGCTCTTGCTCAAATATTCCATGTTCTTTACAAATAATTTTAATTTTTGTATTTGCATTTTTATATTCAACTAAACTATAATCATATTTATTAGTGTGTAATTTATTTGCATTTATTATAAAATCCTCCGTTGTCGGCACTTTAACACCGCCACAAGATGGACAACTATGACCTTTTAAATGATTATTAGGTGTTTGTTCAAATTCACCATGTATCGGACAAATTATTTTAACTTTAGTTCTAGTGTCTTTATAATTTACTAAAGAATAATCATATTTATTATTATGTTTTTCATTTGAAAATTTTATAAATCTATCTGTTGTTAATTGATATTTACCAACACATTTAGCACAACCAAATCCTTTCATGTGACTTTTTGGTATTTGCTCAAATTCACCATGTATCGGACATAGAATTTTTACTTTAGTTAAATTTTCCTTCATATTTAACTAATGAATAATTAAATTTATTATTATGTGCTGTATTTGATCTTTTTATAAATTCTTCGGTTGTTAATTTTTTTATCATTTTATAATTTTATTTTTGATATATCAGAACCAATCTTATTAAAATATTCTAATAAGATCCAATCCAAATAATTTGATCTATTTGATGTTTTATCATCTAATAATTTTAATATTTCTGGATTAATTGATATAGATATTGCTATTTTTTTATTTTCTATTTTCTTTTTCATAATCTATTTTTTATTGTATATATAAATATTTTAAAGTCAAAAATGCTATTTTATAGTATTTTTTGAGTTTTTTTAAACATTTTTTAATTTTTTTTCTACAAAATATATGAGGAGAAAAATACCTGTTGAAGAAAAAAAGAAATCTATAAATTTGACGATTAATTCTATAATTAGTGAACTTTTAGATAAACATTTAAAGGAAATTGGACTAAATAAGTCAGAATTCATAGAAAATTTATTGAAAGATAAATTAAAAAATAATAATAGTTAATGCTTGTAGATTATGAATATAGGTCGAACAATCTTATTTTGAGTTTTGTCGATAAGTCTGGTCAAATTAAACTTCGTTATCATCCATGGTCAAGACCAACAAAATTTATTAAATGTGGTGATGATGATAAGGAGAAATCTGGTAGATATATTTGCTGGGGTGGTGAATCTGTAAAAGAAATTTACACTAAGTATCCAAATAAATATTCTATTTATGATTTTATAGATAATTTACCAACCGATGAGAGAGATGAAATATATGGTTATAATGAGCCTGATATATATTTTGTCGATATTGAAAATGAGATACTTACATCAGGTAAACCTCAACCACATTTAGCAGAAGGCGCAATTCAAAGTATATCAATTGTAAATAAAAATAAGATTTTAGTAATTGGTACTGAATATTTAAATCAAAGTCAAATTGAATCTATTGAATCTGATATTAATAATCACTTTAAGAAGTTTGAAACAAAGTATTTATTTAAGTATATTCAATATAAGACTGAATTTGATTTATTGTATAATTTTTTTAATAAGTTGGTTACTAAAATGCCTGTAATTTCAGGTTGGAACTTTAGAGATTATGATTGGGTTTATTTAGTTTCTAGAGCAAGAAAAATTGGAGTTGATCCAGATGTAGCTTCTTTTACCAGAAAAATGAATAAGCCTTTTAATGCTGTTATGAATGGTAAATATGGTTCCAAAATTGATTACTGTGAAATTCCGTCACATAGAATTATAGCTGACTATATGGAGTTATATTCTAAGTGGGATACATCTATTAAGGTAAAGGAAAGTGATTCTCTTAATTTTGTTTCTGAAAAGATTTTAGGTCTCAAGAAAATTAATTACGAAGGAGATTTAACTAGATTACATAGAGAAGATTATAAGAAATTCGTTTATTATAATGCAGTTGATAGTTGTCTAGTACAATTAATTCATACTAAAATGAAATATATTGATATTCTTTATGGTATGGCTGTTCTTGGTAAAATAAGAGTTAAAGATGCAATTTCAACTCTAGCACTAACTGAAGGAATATTAAGAGAGAAATTAAGAGATCAGAAGAATATTGTACTTGTTAGAGATGAGCAAGTAGATGAATATGGTGAAGGATCAGGTGCATCTATTAAAGGTGGATGGGTTAAAGAACCAGTTCGTGGTATGGCTACTTGGACTTGTTGTTTTGACTTTGCTTCTCTATATCCAACAACGATGAGACAATTTAATATATCTGCGGATTCATATAAAGGTCAGAAAGTTAAAGATAAAGATTATTCTATTTTTAATGGACATCAATTAATGATAAGTGATGAAGATATTGTAACTTTAAATGGTTCTGTTTTTAAGAAAGAAGTTGGTGTTGTAACACAAGTTATGGGTGAAGTTTATTCTGACCGTAAAAAGTGGAAAGCTATAATGAATGAAAAACATGTTGAACTTGAGAAATTAAAAGATGAACTTAAAAAATTAGAAGAAACAATATTATAAAAAAAGCCTCTAAAATGAGGCTTTTTTTATAATTATTTTTTAGTTTTTACTGCATCTTTAAGACTGAATTTTTTAATAACTAAAGGATTATCAA